GTCAAAAGCATCTCTAGCATTAGGGACTTCACCAAAAAGTGTCTCCATTGTCATTTCTTTGGCAATTCCGAATTTTTCTTTGAATGATAGGAAATGAATTTCTTTCTTTTTTAGTTCGTTTTCAAGGAATAATTCTCTATCGGTTTTAGTTCCCATTTCATTGGGTTGAAGTGCATCTATTTTTGCTTGCTTTTCATCTCTAATCCTATCCATTTCAATCTCAACTTCGGACTTCGGTATTTCAACATCTTCTCTAACTATTTGAGTGAAAACACCATTATAAGCACCAACATGATATTTACTACCGTCTTTAATTAGTATCAAATCACCATCACAATAATCATCATTAATTGATTTAATGAGTGGTTTCCCCATTTCTTTCATCTTAATATTAAGAAAATCCAAAGCATTATCATAAATCTCGTAATAGATTCTATAATCATCTCTTACTTTAAATCCATCCCAGACCTTCCTTGGATCATAACCATTTTTATTCCAGAAATCAACTTCTTTATCCTCAAGATACATGGCTTCATCCAAATCATCAAGGTCGAAATTACTAAGCACTAATTGATCTGAACTGAATTGTTCTTTTTTCAGGTCACCTTTATCCTCACCTTTCTTAATAATTTCCACCAGAATCTTCTCAGCTACCTCTGGTTCAAATGCTGAAAGCAAGGAACCGATTTTCTTACTCGTATAACCTACCCTCTTATTAAAAGCATCAAGGTATTTTTCGAAATTATATGTACCAGTCATATCAGGATTATCCTTGAGGTCATCCTTACTAATTAAAGTAGATGCCATTCTCATTTCACCAGTCTCTTTATCCTTAATTGTTTTAGAATCACCATGAGACTTAACATAACCAGTATTAATATAGTAAACAGTGCTATCGAGTTCGGGTTCCGGTGGCATGTAGTCAATAATCAACTTCATTTTATCAACAGGAGTCAAAACCGTTTCATCACCATCAAAACCAATATCAGCTTTATGTTTCTCGAAAACCAGAATGGCTTGGTCCTCACGTTGTTTAATTAAAAGTTCCATATGGGCTTTCATTGGTTTCTTCCTACCATTCTTATCGTTTCCTCTATTGGTATAACTTTTAATTGTATCCTTAACCCTTGACTTACTGGCAATTTTCTTCAAAGGAATCTGCATATACCTGATATTTCCAGCATAATCATAATAGTAATCAACAAATTCCTTTCCTTTACCATCAAGAATTAATTCAAATCCCTTATTCATGAATTGTTCAATATACTCCGACATCACTTTGGATTTAATGGTGTTTCCAGTTAATTTAATTTTACGTTTAAGTTCACCAGTCTTTTTATCTTTGATTTCGGAAAGCGTGGCATAATTAATTCTCGCAAGATTCAAACAACTAATACTTTCACCATCATCATCAACTGCCATATAAGGTTTAGGCATCTCTTCTTCATTAAACTTCTCAATGAGTGCCTGAATACCTGTTTTATTATTATACTTCCACATGTTTTCAACTAATCCCTCAGTTGCCCCCTCAGTTCTTCCCTCACCATTAACTCTAATTGTTGTAGTATCGGGAATCTGGAAGTTAACACCATCAGTAACACACAGTAATGGAATACAACCGAACTGAGCGAACCAGTGAATGGCATGTCTTAACTGGATTCTACCTACAGATGTGATTCTACCAGCACAAACATTATCTGACCAGTTGAAACTAACGTGTGAACCCAATGCACCATAAAGTGAGTTATTCAAAATCTTAATAGGTAACTGCTTCACCTTCGCCATTGCCATCTCTTTCGCACTAACGTCACCCTTAACGTATTTCACGTGAAGTTCATGGTCAAGTTGTCCAAGTAATATAATTTCTTCTTCATTAAGGTCAGCACCACTAGCAATTTTCTTATAGATGTTACGTGTAGTTGTCATATATAACAACATTTTTTTCATAACACCAGTAATATCAAAAATAGGAAATACGTCATCAGTTAACTGAATCATTGGATAAAGACTGGCATAGTCAATCTTGATAAGCCTTGTGGTATATCCCTTTTTGAATGTTCTGACAAGACCACCACCAAAAAACTCATATTTATCTGGTATTGGAATAGCTAAGTTGTTCTCAAAACTCCATGCAGTTAGAAGTAAATTCCAAATAGCAGCAGTACCCATTGTACAAATTCTCTGATAGTTGGTTGGAACTATCTTAGCAAGCATGAATGATGATTGGTTATAAAGTTCATCCACCTGTTCGGTTTCCCAAAGGTCATCGAGTAGATATTGGTCCACAAGTTTTCCACCACCAATAAATTTAATCATTTTCTTCTCAAGAGCATTCTCTCTAAACCATTGAGCAAAGATAGGGGTGCTATCGAGATATTTTTTTCTGAATATCTGATGTTCTTCGGGTTTAATTAGGTCTATATTGGCTTGGAGTTTGTATAGATTTCCACCTATATCTTGAAACTCTTCAGGTAATTCAACATATTCATTCTTCTCATTAATTAAAAAGATTTTATTTTCATGATAAATCCTACCAATATCACCATCTTCCCCCGGAATATATGTTCTGTTCTTCCTAGCAAACTTCTCGTACTTAGCAATGTATTTCAGATTAGTTGCTTTCAGGTCACTATTAACAGCAGCAGTTTTCTTAGCAGCATGTAGGGTATCAATAATTGAATAACCCCACATTTGAGTTGCAGTATATTTATCACTACTATTACCATATTTAACACTTGTGTTTCCCTTTCTTCTCAGAAGGAATCCCTCTTTGAGACCATTTGGAACCTGAGACAAATTCATTTCAAGTATCTTTGCCCGACCCAGAATAAATTCGAAGTCAAACATCTCTGAGTTATGTCCTAGAATAACAGCAGGTCTAATATAATCAATTGTATTAAATAAGTCCTGAATCAATTGGATTTCAGCTTCATCATCATTTTTTTTCGATACTCTTAGTATTGTTTCAAATCCTCGATTATTTCTAACACCAATAGCAAACACTCTGGAAATCTGATAACGTAAACCCGTGGTTTCAATATCAAATGTTAATCTATGAACTTCCTTATATTGTTCATAACCTTTATAAAGTCTGGATTGGGTTGAAATAAAGAATTGTTCTGTTGTTTTAAGTGTATGGAATAACTCACGATTCTTATAATAGATATTACCTCTATCATCACGAACTACTTGACCTTGTTCATTAAACGTTTTTTCGAACATATCCAATCCACCATCCCTGAAGTAGTTGGTGATATCATTACTGCACCTGTGACTCGTTATTAAATAACAATAACCATCAACAAGTCTTTGTTGATTACCTGTTTTAAGTTTGGTGATTGTAATACCGTACTTAATTTGCTTACTCTTAATATACTCGTCATCTTTGCCCGGATATAAGAGAATACCATGTCTCTTCAAGTCTTTCATGTGAGCGAAAGGCTTGTATCTTACATCTACTATTTTGGGTTTTTCGTTTGGTGGGTGAATTATACACTCAGCAATATCAGTTCTTGAGTCGGTTTCAACATTAACTAAATATTTTAAATCGGTGTTGTAACCCTCAAGAAAACCTTTTATTTCTCCTAAAACTTTGTGTTTGTCCATTCTTATTTTTCCGTTTAGTGTTCAAAGATAACAAAATATTCCTATTCGTCATCAACTTTTCCATGTTTGTCTTTAATCCTTCGAATAACTTCAGTCAATACAGACTCACTAACATTTGACTCATAATTCTCATTATCAATTACTTTAACGATTTCTCTACGCTTACTTTCGATTGCTGAAAATATATAATCATCAATAGTATTAGGAAAAACCAATACATAGATGTTCACAGCACTCTTCTGCCCGATTCTATGAAGTCTATCACTTACTTGGTCGTATTCTCCGACTGAGTAAGGAAGTGTCATAATGAATAGCTTACTTGCAGCAGTAAGCGTTAGTCCATAATTACATGTTTGGATTGAACCTAAGAAACCCCTTACCGCACTATCTGGCTCTTGAAAGATTTTAACTAATTCAGCACGTTCTTCAACATCTTGGTCACCAGTATGTAATGGTGCGATATCACCATAATGTTCATGTAATTCATATAGACTATCTTTGAAGAAGTCAACTACCACGACTTTCTCACC